AAATTATGACAATGTTCGCGAAATTGATTACTTGGGAACAAAAACATTCGCTCCTTCAAAAGAAGATACACTTCGTCTTCTAACAAAAGAATATGGGGAAAATTGGATAACTCCAAATTATAAGAACTATGAGTTAGTTTAAAACGGACTAACGAAATAACATAATCGCTTTCTATCAATGGCACTTACAATTCATGGGTATCAGTTGCTTAAGAAAGACATCAAGAATTTAAAAGAGCTTAAGGGATTACTCACAGTTCGCCCTTATGTTCCTTCTGTATTTGTAAAACCCCAGTATGTTCAGCGCTATCCTGTTTACTTTGAGACTGAAGATAGTATGTATGTTCCAAAACACTACGGAATTGAAACATACGGACCTCCAAAATCTTCCACTCGAAATGTAGAGCCAACTCTTTCTAAATACTGGGAATTTGCAGGATCTCTGCGCCCCTCTCAGTTTGAGGTTGTTAACTCATTTCTAAAACCTACACCTCGCGATGGTATTATTTCTCTACAAACAGGAGGTGGTAAGACAGTATGTGGACTTTATATTGCATCTGTTCTTCAAGTATGTACGATTGTTTTGGTTCATAATACATTTCTACGAGACCAGTGGCTAGATAGAATCAAAGCATTTCTTCCCAAAGCAAGAATTGGCTCTGTTCAAGGCGAAGTAATTGATATTGAAAATAAAGATATTGTTGTTGCTATGTTGCAGAGTGTTTCAATGAAGGAATATCCTGTAAAAACATTTCAGCAATTTGGATTACTAATTGTTGATGAGTGTCATCATATTGCATCAGAAGTATTCTCACAGGCTATTTCTAAATTAACCTGTAAGCATATGTTAGGTCTTTCTGCAACTCCTGAGCGCAAAGATAGATTAATGCATGTAATTAATTGGTTTCTAGGTCCCATACTTTATAAGTCAGATACATCTGATAAGTTAGATGAGAAAGTAAATGTTGAAGTATATGAGTTCGAGCCACCAGACTCTTCGTATAATGATGTAATCTATAACCATGCAGGAGTTATGTTCACATCTCTTATGGTAAATAAGGTTGTAGAATATGCTCCGCGAAATAAACTTCTTACCGAGATTTTGACTGATTTATATGAAGAGACGGAACGTGAAATTTTGGTTCTTACAGATAGAGTTGACCACACAAAGGTAATCTTCGATTCTCTACCATCTCATATTCAAGCAACATCCTGTATTCTTGGTCGTAGTGTGAAATCAGCACAACGAGCAGAATGGTGTGAGTCAAAAAGAATTCTAATTGCAACTTACGCTATGTGTAAGGAGGGCTTTGATGTCGCTAAGCTTAATACTCTTGTCATCGCAACACCTCGCCCAGATGTGGACCAGATTGTTGGAAGAATTCTCCGTACGGAAAAAGCAAAACGACTTATTGACCCGCTCATCATTGACATTGTTGACCCAGCATTCCGCCGTCAGTTTCAAGAGCGTCTCTCATTATACAACAAACGCTCATATCGTGTTCAGAAAATGAAACTTGATTAAACACCATAACCTTCATCAAAGTCATAATTAGCCACTGTATCATAGTCGCGTCCTGTTTTTTCTTCACGTCGGTCACCATAGTCGCCATAATCAACTTGCTGCTCATTTCCATTCACAATTGCTGCAACATCATCTTCTACGTCGCGCGAAGCATTGTATCCTTCTTCCGGCCTATCGCTATCCTCTTCTTGCATTGCCCGAGCATATTCGGATTCCGGGTCGGGTAAATTATACTCTTTTGCAAATATTTCACGGTCTTCATTTGTGATAATATACGGTGCAATACCAATATCAAGGAGCATCTTTGTTGCTTCACGTTCAGTATCATTCATCTGTCTCATTCGCTGCTTGAACACTTCACGTTCGCGAGTACGAAGGTCGGAGTCTTGTAAAGTTGCCTGCTCTTTGGTAATTAAAATCATGCTAAAAACCAAGTCTCTTTGCACAGCTGTATTTAAAGCGCTTAATAATCCAGTTTTATTCTTATCCTTCACAACTTCCTGCATTAATTCATATATAATACCTCTCGAAGCATCGCGAACTAGGGATTTGGATGTTGTGGTCTGTAAAAATACACTCATTCTTCTATATTCCATAATACGCGCAAGTTCGAATCCTTCCAAAGAAAGAATATCAAGAATACGATTGAGTAAAGCAAGATATGCAATACCATCTGTATCTGATTTCAGAAATGCGTCTATCTTATCTAACTTTGCAGATTTGGGAAATCCTAGTCCAGCTCTGCGACGTATTTCTGCGTCACTAAATACTAAAATTTCAGGAGACACTTGCTCTACAGTCACATATTTCGCAGTAACAGAAACCTTTGTTGGTCTTAGAATAATTTGCTCATGAGTGAGACTTGGAGGCAAGCGACCTGTTAGATAACTTTTAGGCATTGGAATATCGCACAGAGCTGAAGATTCCTCTTTGCCAATTTTCTCGGATGGCTTATATGTTAAATTTTCAAGTTTTAGAACTGGAAGTGATAGCTGGGTAGTAATAGTTGTTTCAACGGGCTCCGAATATCTTTCTTTTGCAGAGAGAATTTGCGTCTTAAACTTTTGCGCGGCCTGCTTTAGAAACACTACAGATTCCTTACGTACTTCCTTAGGTTTCGAAATAACAAGCCGTAAAAGAGTTGTTGTAGGTCCCTTGAATGTGTTTGGAGATGATTCAAATATTGTCTTCAATATTGAAATAACAATATCAAGTGTAGGAGAATCCGTTATGTCATCTGTGTCACGAGGAAATCCAGTAAGTTTGAGTATCTTAGACCCAAATGAACGACGAGGTATCAAAAATGGGTTATGAGTTTGAAGAAGAATCACCATTCCCGCAATCCCAAGTATTCCTTCCGTACGCTCCTTTGCCGATTTTTCAATCTTCTTATTTCCTCGAAGAACTGCTGTTAACTCACGAATGTTCTGAACAATTGGAACGAGTTGAGATTCTGTAGGAAGGACTTGCACAAGTGAAATTAATAGATATAAAATTGCTTCACCAGGATTCTCCAACATAAACGCAGGTTTCAGTTTATTAATTGAATTTGCAAATGCTGCTACATGAGTTTCGCCTTGAAATATAGATGACTCTAGAACATCGTGAGATTTAATCGCATTACCTTCTTCATCAAAATCATCTTGAGAAGTAAATACATCTGCATTAATTCGTTCCCCGCAAAACTTACAGCATCGAAATCCCTCATCAATAGCTGTCCACTTGTCATAAAATGCATCTTTTTCTGTTTCCAGGTCTCCCCTTAGAATAGAGAGACTATGGTTGCAAATCAAAAATAACTCCGCCGTGTCAAAATATTTTTCTTCCTTAAGAGTTGACCCACGAAGAATCTTTTCAATTGCTTCTGCTTGGTCTACCGGTGTGCGATTCTCATCTTTCATAACAGCTAAAATTTGTCTTCTTGTATCAGATTGACCTTGTCCTGCATATTTTTCATATGTAGTAACCTTTTCAGATGTTTCTAGATGCTGAAAGAATTTTAGAAGCTGTGTATGTTCTTTTAATAACTCCACATCAGTAGTTTCCTTCCACGCAATCTTATTCCCGATTATAAAGTCAGCAGTCTCTTGAACAATTTGTGATACTGGAATACAATGTCCCAGTGGGATAGGCTTATTTTTATCAATGGCTGAATTAGTAATACTCCATTCCGGAGAACGATAGACTCCTGAACTTAAAAATGACTCAAATGAATCCATTACAAAACATTCATCGGGACTACTTTTTGTTAAAGGTACTACTGGTTTTTCATTCATAATCGCAGGAACTAGAAGTCCGGATTTGCTTACCTTTGAAAGAATCATCTTAGCAACAATAGCGCCGTTGTCCTCTTGTCTAGAAAGCCAAAATCTTGGTTCAATGCCAGGAAACCATTTTTCTACATAAATATCCTGCAGATTTTTAGATGGGGCAATATCATCACCAATCGCGGGAAATGTTACCGAAGCTACAGTAGGAGTAACGCTTATAGTATCTGCTGGTGGAAATGTTTCTTTCCATAAATTCCAATGAATTGAAGAAAGCTTAACATCATAAACCTTTAGAAACTTCTTACCTTCGATGTAGGGATCTGACGTCTTGGGAACACCATGTGTCATAATAGCTTCAATTGTTGGAAAAACTCGAGTAAGTGGCTCATCTGTGATAAACTTCGAAGGTTCATTTGATGAAAGAAATGGGTGATTTGGTAGTGGATTTGGAATATCTGTAGCACGTTTCTCAATATAAAACCCTTTTACCTTTACATCATCCGCAGTATTTGCTATAGGTATTTTTACAACACTGAATGAGCCGTCTTCATGAATAACTCCCTTTGTACGCATATACGTTGGCAGAGTATGTAGCGCATTCTTTCCATCATCATCAACAAGAATTCCACCACTTGTGTATGAAACGCCTTGACTTCCAGTTGTTTTATATGGTTTTGGTAAAGCACTTAACATACGTGGGTAATAATTAGGTGTAGTGCGTAATCCTGGCTTATACAAAGGAATCCAGTCAGCTGCATAGGAATAAGTTGCTAGCTCTATATCCGAATAAATGGGCTTCACCCAATCTACAAGAACTTCTTTTCTTGATAGGTCCACTGTATAGTCACTGTCGGTTACAGTAATTATATTCTCATAGATATCACGTAGACGGTCAACTTCTTGTGAAATCTTATTATATTCAAATGCTGTAATCTTACCTTTTTTAGGAAGAACTTTGTCAAAATAGTCGGAAAGTTGCTCATCAAGAGTAAAAAATCGTAGTGACTCTGGTCTTGATATTTCCTCTTCGAAATCTATATTTTCAATAACTTCGAATTCACTTGCAGGGTCAAAATATATAAATCCTGCTTCCATTGTTATTCTATAGACCCTTTTCTACAACCGAGCAATATTCCTCAATTGTAGAGTGCGCAGTCTTTAGAATAGAATCTGGCTTTTTAGTGGTATTAAATCGCAGAATCATAGTCTTTTTAAGAGGGTGAGGAATATCGTATGACACAAAATTTACATTTGCGTCTGCATAAATCACCTCCTGCATAAGATATCCAACCGTATGACCTCCACGCTCAAGACTAATTGAATAAGTACCTTCATCCGACTCTTTTTGAATGTTGTTAACAGCTTCCTTAATGTAGTCATCAATCTGCTTGCGAAGCAGAGTAATTCCCATTAGTAGAATATCCTTTGACTTTACGACACCAACACTCTCTACACTTAGGTCAATCCAATTTGGCCTTCCACTTTCGTCACGTGAATAGTAGCGCTGAATAAGTGAATTATCAAAGATACGAACATCATTGCCACCTTCCAAGTATGCCTTACGAGCTTCTTTTGCTAGCTCCGGGTCAACATGCCATCCTGTGGTAGCCGTACATACCTGTGAAACCTGGTCATTCTCAAGAGCAAGACGGCCTTCGATATGAACCGCTTCTCCCTTACGCATCTTAAGAAAGAGAAGTGGAGTATCAAGGTCACGGTCCTTCATGATAAGATTTGCAGGACTGGTAACAAAGTCATCCGTTGTAACATTTCTTGCATCAATAGCTTGAATAGTTAAAGAAAGTTTACCATCCTTGATAGTTGTTGAGTCAGTTGTCATAACATTAACCGGAAGCATTTCCATACGATGCTTGAGCATCTCATGTGGTAGTTGAGTAGTATTTTCGAGAATCTTAACATCGCGGACTACTACTGTCGGAATACCTCCAAGGAGAACACGTCGAAGTCCATTGCAGAAAGACACTGGAAAGTCAAGAAGCTCACAATCAAGCTCAAACCCATTCTTGGAAACCTTGAGATTCTGAATACTTGCCATTTTACTATTGTCTTTATTTCGTTAATGTTTCATCCGTTTTTTTCGTGAAAAGTGAATAACATGTCACAACCATATCTTTTCTATAGTGAAAGATGTCCGAACTCGAAGCAGATTATTGAAACAATTAAAGGTCTGAACAAGGCTGGATTATATAAGTTTATTCTAGTGGAAAGTCTTCCAAGAGACCAGATTCCCTCTTTTCTTAAGAAAGTTCCAACAATATACGTCCCTGAGACAAAAGAGATCATCATTGGAAAAGATATTTTTGGATATATTGCAAAACCTACAAATTCACGCAAGGAACTTCCAACTGCACCTCAAATTGCTCAAGGTGGAGCTCCAACTGCTCCCGGAGAATATAGCCCGTGGGGATTCGAAGGAAGTAGTAAATTAAGCGAATCATATTCTAGTTGGGATAACCCAGGTCAATCAACTTCAAGCGGTGGAAGCATGTGGACGTTTCTAGACTATGTTCCTACTGGAGGTGCATCGACAGAGCCGGCAACTGAAAATACTATAAAGAGTAAAACAGGTGGAAATAATGACGTCGCATCTCGTATGGAGGCCATGACATTACAACGTGAAAAAGAATTTGGTGGTGTTGAGCGCAAGTAACTTTAACATAAAGCAGTAATAAAATACAAATGGCTTCAAAACCCATGCTAATGACTGCATTGTTTGACCAATTTACTTCATTTCTCACGGAGCTGTCTGAGATGTATCCTGAAGATATTGATTTTTCAATGTGTTCAACAAGTGTAAGACTCCTCAGGTCAACAAATCCTTCAATGTTGGCAAAGTATATCTACGAAAATACGAACAAGTACGAAGATAAAATTATGGCACGCGATGAGAAGTTTTTTATTGACACTGATTTTTCAGAATACAGTGAATTCATTAAGGATATGAATATTTTCGAAAAGCTAAAACAGTATGTCGCAAATATGAGTGATGCTTCAAAGGAAAGTGTATGGAAATATTGCCAAAATATTATTCGGCTTGCAAAGGCGTGTTATTCGCCTTAGAATAACGTTCATAGCTCATTTCTGCATCACTTTCAAGAAGGTCAAACCCATACAAATCCTTAGGCTGCAGCTCATTTAATTCGTGGACTGCATTTTCAGGTTGCTCAAAATTACGAAATAGAATTTGATTTACTTCTGCTGGACTCCATTTGTAATCTTCACATATTAGTCCTGGCATTTTTTTATCGTAAAAACTAGTGACCATTTCATCTAAAATAGCTGAGTTACATTTCTTGAATTCGATAATCATATCAATACGACCTGGTCTAATTAATGCTCGGTCAATACGCTCAGGAAAGTTAGATGAAATTGCAATAATTCTACCAGAGGATTCAAGTGTTCCATCTAATAGATTGAGTAAGAATGATAAGTCAATAACCTCTTTTGAATCCTCATCTACAACATCAAGCCAGGGGTCTCCTGTCTTCTTTGGCTTATCCTCTACACTCGATGTAGGCTTTTTCCATTCACGACGAAGAACTGCATCGCCCATCGCGTCAATATCTTCAATGACATAGAGACGCTCATGAACTGGAATTGTAAATCGTTCTGTAACATTTCCATTAAATACATGAATTTCCTCGTTGAAAAAAAGATGACGCAGCTGTGCCTTTGTTTTGATATCAGATAGCTGAACATTAATTATATGACGACGCGCGGTATTTGCAATTGCTTTTACAGAAGATGTTTTACCAGTTCCAGGTCCACCATGAAATAGAAATCCAAGTGTATATGGAATACCCTTCTTCTCATACCAATCACGACGATTCAAAAAGAAATTTACATGATTCTTTACATTCTGTCGTTGCTCAAAAAATACGTTGTCAAATGTACGAGTTGTATAAAACTTATGCTTTGTGTATACTAGATGTGTATTTGGCAGAGGATTTTGTGTTCCTCTGCTTTTACTTTTTGAGTTTGTCATCATGTCAAAATAGTATAGTGAAGTACCAAGCTTATTTGCAATACGGCGTTCATAATCAATATTACAGCGGTCGACAAATGTCTGAAGATAACGAATGTCATGTTCATAACAAAAAATTTTGAAGCGAATTATTTCCACCTGCTCATCATTATGTTTTAGTTCTAAAAGTTGAAAGTATAAATCAGGCTCCAACAGAATAGGCTCAAATTCGTATGGTAGATACTCGGGATGATTCATGCATAAAATATTTTGTAAAAGTGGGAGTGTCGTAATATAGCTAATAATTGCATCCATACGAGTGTTGTTAACAGATATTGTACTTTTTGATGTATTTTGAGGAATATTGCGTTCACATTCAATTGTGCAACAAATAGGTGTTGCTCGCGTTTTACAGAATGACTTGACAAACGAAAGCATTTATTAAAATTATGCATAATCTATATAAATGGCTGCTCTAAAACCAGTTTCAAGATTTAAAGGACCTAACCCATTCGCAGAGATTGCTTCTCCGGAGCAGCTTGCGGAAGAAGGTATGTCAAAACCAAGCTCACGCTCTTCAAGCACTGCTAGAGAAAACGGTGACGTTATCATTAACATCAAAGAGACTCCGGAAGAGAAGCGCGAGCGAGAAAATATAGAAGGAAATACCTTTTTATACAAAAAGCTTCTTGGGCGTGGTAAAAAGACACGTAAGGGAAAAGGTAAGGGTAAAAAAGCCCGGAAAACGAGACGCAAGCATTAACGATTTTTTCCAATAATACACATATCTAATGTTTGAACATTTGAATTTGTTGGCTTGGAGCGCTTAAGGCGAAGCTGTTCACTTGCCTTTTCTACCACATCAGTAGATAGTGATACATATTTTTTGATATCACGAAGTGGTCCTTGAACATTCATAGAAGGAAATTGTAGTCGAACTGGTGGAAGGTCAGATAACACTATATCGTTTGAACCTGCAGTATATTGACGATATTGTTCAATATCTAGAGCACCGCCAAACATACGAAGCAGGGTACGAGGAGGTGCCGGGGATAAAACACGAGTCTTGTAAAGGTCAGAATAAATCTTTCCAAGAAGAGCATGCTGTGTCCACTTTGTTGAATCAGAAATTCGATTATCTGAATAACAATATGCTAAAGCGCACTCAGGGGAGCAGAAATTTCCTTCAGCTTTATACACATTTTTATACGCATCATATGATTTAGGAAGAATACACGCATTCCATCCAAATTGGTGACAACACCAAAAGCAGGCTGTCTGCGGATTATATCTGTCTCCAGACATGTTATCTAAAACTGACTTTAGAAGGTCTGTATTAAATCTTTCTGCAACATGAGAAACCTCAACTGTATTTAGAATATCTGCATAAGAAACGACAGCTTCATCTGCAGGAACAATTGTTTTTCCCTCTTCCTCGCCTATTCGTAGAAAAAATACGACAGGTGTTTCATTAACCACAGAAGTCTCTTTTGTTATTTTTGTTTTTCGCGGAGGCATTTAGTGTAAATATGTTTAAAACGTTAAAACTACTCCATATAAAACGAATCTAAACATGTCAAGTTTGACAGTTATTATACTAGTAAAAATGGCAGATCTATCAAAGCAATATCGCAAACACACGCATCGAGAGCATATTCTCTCTCTACCAGATACCTATATCGGTTCAATTGAAAATACAACTGAGGATTTGTTTGTTGTCAATGGAGAGGCATTTGTAGAAACATCAATTTCAAACTTTAATCCTGGGTTCTACAAGCTCATTGACGAGCTTCTCGTCAATGCACACGATCATGTTATTCGTCTTAAGCAGAAAGGGTCAAACAATCCAGTAAAACATATTGAGATATCCGTTGTGGATGGTAGCACGATTGTTATCAAGAATGACGGAGAGTCGATTGACGTAGATAAGCATCCAGAGTATGGCGTCTATATTCCTCAGATGATTTTCGGTGAGCTATTGACATCTACAAACTATGATAAGACCGAGAAGAAGCTGGTAGGTGGTAAGAATGGCTATGGCGTCAAGCTTGTCAACATCTTTGCAAAGAAATTGCTGCTAACTATCGTTGATGACAAACGTCAGATGAAATACACACAAACATTTGAAAATAACATGTCGGTGATTGGAATGCCGACTTTAAAGCCGTGCAAGATGAAACCTTATGTTGAGCTAGAATGGACCCCTGATTTTGCTCGCTTTGGATGGAAGGATAACAAGATTCCAGATGGACTACTTAAGGTTATTGAGCGGCGCGTCTACGACCTTGCAATGACAGTTGGTAAGGACGTTAGGGTTACATGGTCTGACACAGTACTTAAGTTTCGAGGACTTGCAAGTTATGCTTCCTGGTATCTGCCGAGCAATGCAACTGTCCTCACAGAAATAGTGCAGCCCGGATGGGAGATTGCAATTGCTGACTCGACTGACAAGGCTTTTAATGTTTCCTTTGTCAACGGTATTTGGACTCGCAGCGGAAAACATGTGGATGAGATTACGAATCAGATTGTATCCCATATTCTTACATATCTAGAGACAAAGAAGAAGATTAAAGTTAAACCCGCGCTAGTTCGAGATTCTCTTGCAGTGTTTATTCACTGCTCTGTTGAGAATCCATCCTTCAGCTCTCAAACTAAGGAAGTTCTTACTTCTAAGGTATCGTGTAAGCTAAATGATGCTTTTCTCAAGAAAGTAATTACTAAACTCAGTATTGTAGATAAGGTTCTGGAGGCACAGGATGCCAAGGATGCAAAAGATATGAAGAAGACTGATGGAAAGAAGCAGTCGAAACTGAGTGGCCTACCAAAGCTGGATGATGCTGTATATGCTGGAACTGCTAAGAGTCACGAGTGTGTTCTGATTCTTACAGAGGGAGACTCAGCGAAGGCGATGGCAATCAGTGGTCTCTCTCAGGAGCAGAGAAAGTACTATGGAGTCTTCCCTCTAAAGGGTAAGCTTCTCAACGTAAAAGACATCTCTGCAAAAAAGGTGGAGGCTACTGAGGAGATTGCCAATCTAAAGAAGATTATTGGTCTCGAGTCTGGTAAGAAATATGCTGATGTTCGCTCTCTACGATACGGCAGGGTTCTTATTATGACAGACCAGGATTATGATGGCTCTCATATTCGCGGGCTTCTCATCAATATGTTTCATGAGCTGTGGCATGAGCTAATTAAGATTCCGGGGTTCATTACGTACATGGCTACTCCAATTGTGAAGGCAGATAAGGGTAAGCTTCACAAGTCGTTCTACACTCAGTATGAGTATGAAGAGTGGCGCAAGACAGATGCGTCCAAGGGCTGGAAGGTCAAGTACTATAAGGGATTGGGCACTTCAACTCGTGATGAGGCAAAGGAGTATTTCAAGAATCTGAATATTGTAAATTATACCTATTCGGGTGACTCATCAGATGCATCTATCGACTTGGCATTCAATAAGGCAAAGGCAGATAATCGCAAGGACTGGCTGAAGACATATGACCGTTCGGAGATTGTTAATGCAAAGCCTGGCGATAATCTTATGTACGAGGAGTTTGTGAACCGCGACTTGATTCACTTCTCAAACTACAATTTGGAGCGCAGTATTCCAAATATGATGGACGGACTGAAGACGTCGCAACGTAAGATTCTCTACTCTGCATTCAAGAGAAATCTCAAGTCGGAGATTCGAGTTGCTCAGTTTGCTGGTTATGTGTCTGAGCACTCTGGCTATCATCACGGCGAAGCTTCGCTAAATGATGCGATTGTTGGTATGGCCCAAGACTTCGTTGGTTCTAACAATCTAGCATGGTTGGTTCCTCAAGGACAATTTGGTACTCGTCTACAAGGAGGTAAGGATTCTGCATCTCCTCGTTATATTCACACATATCTACAACTATATGTTTCTCAACTCGTGCCTTCTGACGACTTTGATGTTCTCAAGTATCGAGATGACGATGGTACGCCGGTAGAGCCTGAGTGGTATGCACCTGTGCTTCCGATGCTGTTGGTAAATGGCTCACGTGGCATTGGTACTGGCTACTCAACATTCGTGCCATCATTCAATCCTGCCGAGTTGAAGAGTGCAATTATTCAGTGGCTCGAGAAGGGTACTGGATTGGACCGTGAGTTTGCCCCGTGGACTAGGGGGTTCAAGGGTAAAATTACTAAGATGGATAAGCAGGATTATATTGTTGAGGGTGTCTGGAAAATGGAGGGTGACACTGCGACTATTACCGAGCTTCCAATTGGCACGTGGACGTCTGACTTTCGTGAGACACTAGACAAGTTGTGCACCGATGGCACGATTCGAGATTACACGGATACTTCTACAGATACAGATGTTCTCGTTAAGGTAAAGATTGGAACTGGTGGTGTTCCCGCGATTGAGAAGCTGATGACTGAGAAGATTAAGCTTACTAATATGCATGCGTTTGATAGTCGGTGTATTATCAAGAAGTATGATTCTCCGAATGCAATATTAAATGAGTTTGTATGTGTACGCCTTGAGTTGTATGCAAAGCGCCGTGAGTTTCTACTCAAAGAGCTTCGAGACAAGTTGCCGTACCATGAGAATGTAGTGCGATTTATTAAGCAACAGTGTGAGAATACACCTGTTCCTGACCTACGTCGTCAGACTTCTGAGAAGTGCGATGAGCTACTTACGCAGCAGAAGTTTGTAAAAATTAAAGACTCGTTTGACTATCTAATGAACCTTCCTATTGTATCACTCACTCTCAAGCATGCGCAGAAGCATGAGAAGGACTTGGTTGACCTAAAGCAGAAGATTGTTGACTTAGAGGCCCAGACTCCTAAGAGGATGTGGTTGAGCGAGTTGAACTTACTAAAGTTTTAAGTGTATCTACTTCTTGTTTTAAAGATTGAACTGCGGAAACTAACATAGGAATTAATGCCGAATAAGAAATGCTTTTGATACCTTTGTTTTTAGCAACAACAGTTGGAAATACCTTTTCAACTTCCTGAGCAATGAATCCCAATTTTTTTGATTTAGTGGAGTCGCTAATATAGTTGTAGTTAACAACTCTAAGGGCTGTTAAATCATCTATATATGTTTTTCTCGCGCTCACTATGTTTTCTTTAATTTTTTCATCAGACTGTGTTGCAAACCCTGTTGCATATACAGTTGCACCTGCTTCAATATCTGTGCCAACTCCAAGAGAATTTGATATTACTGTGTCACCAAAAACATACAATGAAACACCTTGATTAGCGGATGGCACATTTGAATATACTCCATTGATAGCTACATCGCCAGATGATTGAATACCTGCAGGATATGGACCTTGTGGTCCTTGTGGTCCTTGTGGTCCCTGATTTCCGGGTATTCCTTGAGCGCCAGTAGGTCCACTAGCTCCAGTAGGTCCAGTAGGTCCACTATCTCCAGTAGGTCCAGTAGGTCCCTGTTGCGGAGAAAGTGTTGTAACTATTTGACTAACGGAATTTCCCTCAGTCCAAAACTGTGCAACATTTCCGGCAGCAATTGGTCCAATAATATAAAAACTTACGCGTATTCTATCTGTAACAGATAGAACAACACTATCGGGAATTGGAACTGAAAAATTAACTACATTATCAGATATTCCGTCAAATCCGAATGCTCTATTTATATTTGAAGATATTTGAATAAGACTATTATCTGCAAGTAGTCTTGATATAATTGCATAAATTTGTCCATTAATTCCAACTGTAGGAATTGATGTCGTATTTGTTGTTGCTCCTGATTGAACAAAATTATAAACATCTATAGAAAAATTCCAAGCTCCGGGAGGAATAAACCCGATATTAGGATCGCCCGGAATTGTTGTAAACTCGGCAATCAGGGTATCTCCTGCGGGAGATGGTCCAACTATTTCTGTAAAGTATCCCGAATATAATCCTCCATATGCGGGATTAGGAGATATCGTAGGAGGATTAAGACCAGGAACTTTCGATAGTGTGTAAGTATTGCTGGGAACTAAAGGTCCTCCTGGACCACCAAGTATATTGTAATAAATTGCACCGGTTGAAATACCCTGAGGTCCTTGTGGACCCTGTGGACCCTGTGGACCTGTTTTTCCGCACAAATCATTGCCAAGTCTTCTCTGAATTAAATATGCGCTAGCAGCCAATGCCATGTTCTATTTACTTACATAAATTGAAATTAACATATTAAATGGAGCAGACATATCAGCAACTCTTGGCTGAAGTATATGACGAAAATGTAAAGAATGTATTAGTTCATCAGACAGAATATGATGATGAAACTCAGCTTGGTTATGAAGAGTTTGACTATTCGGATAATGAATTAGATGATAAAGAAGCATTTAATAAGTTTCATGGTGACCGTGGAAAGCCCGAGCATGTTATTAAACCCCAAAAAGCTGCAAGTGGTGACGCGCTTGCGAGTGTGAAAAAGGATAGTATTTTTCGAATGAATGTTCTTAGCATTGATGGCGGATTTCGTGAAAAAATTGCCCCTGTAATTAACTTAGGAACAAATTGTGCTGGTAATTCTACGCAGTATGTTGAATTATCTAAAGCAAATGTACAATTGGGAAATAGTTTTTTGTATAGAACATCCCGCCAGTACAAAAATGTGTATTCTGTAGAGGTTACTTCTCTTGAGTTTTCAAATAGTTTTTACACTTTTTCGAGTGCTAGACAAAATACTACCTTTAGTATAATTTATCCATAT